TTGGCCCTATGATCTTATCAACATTTGCGACGTTGTACGCATAGTCATACACCGCCGCCATATACGCTGGGGTAACCCGTTCCCACGCTATGTGGCAAACCACGGATCGCCCGTTCCAGTTCTCGTAGACCGTCCCTGCGACGATCTTGCCGTTATGTTCAAGCCCAATGGCGGTTGAGCGGTTGGGGTCAAACGCCCCTTCCGTCTGCGCCGTAACCCATGCCCCAATGTGGGGGCCGCTGACTATATTCCAGCCCATCCGAGTTGATACACCACATCCGTTGAGGCCCATTGAATTTGCAAGTTTTTGCTACTGCTAGTGAACGAAATGGCACCCGAATACCCCAGCCCGGTCACGCCTGACTGGTTGTTCGTAATAACCACATCCGAACCCCAAAGCGCCACATCCCATAACCCCACCCCCCACAGCCCCGCCGTGGTTGGCGAGAACGACAATGCGCCGGTTTGGTCTACTGTCTGGAAGTCGGTGTTGATACCTATGACAATCTGCGGCTGACCGTTGCTGAAAATGCTGGGTCGGGCGCGGGTGAAATACTTAATAACACCTCGCGTTTCAAAGTAGTTAAACGCCTGCAGCGCTTTCGTTGGGATTGGCTGCCCATCGTCCATATACCCGTTGTCGCCTTGCGTCCACGCTTTTGCGACGTAGGTATTGCCACCAAAATACGGTTCGCTCCCTACTAAAGCCCACGATGACGCACTCCAGCCCGTGAAATTGCACCACGCTTTTGTGATGTTGTTCATCACAAACTGTTGCTGACCAGAGGCCACCGGGACGTTGACAATTAGGGCATTGTTAAGCGGGTTATAAAGCAACGCCCAACCAAAAGTGTCTTTATACGTTCTTGCCGCCGATGCGAATGCGCCTTGGATTTTGTCTGATAGCGCAATGTTAGGGTCAAGCCGCGACGATTGCAGCGCTGAAGCGAACGGAATCAATCCATCCAGCGTCAAAATCAGCAAATCACCGCCGTATTTGGTCACGCAACGCCGAGAAATGGGTTGCCCAATAACCCATACGCCAATCAGCGCCCATGTTGATGCGCTGCTAGGATCGGTGCCGCGATAAACGGCGACTTCGCCTTTGTCGCTAATCAGAACAAGGTTATCGTCAACGCCGTAACCCGCATCAATCGTCCATGTTGCCATCGCGGTCAATTTGCCGCCAAAGTGCATGACGCTGGACAAATCAAGGACGTTTGCTACACCACCAACTGCAGCGGTCGGCAAATACCATGCCTTCAATGTGTTCTTTTGAATAAACCACAATCTGTTCTTAAACAGCGTTGGGCATTCAAGTTCGGTGGTGGTGACTCCCGTGATTGCGGGTGTTGATACGCCGTCAATCGGCGTCCATGTCGTCCCGTCGTACAGTAACGGCTTATCCACGCCATTTGCGGTGTAAAGAAAACTACCGCCTGACGTTGTGACGTTTGTGTATTCCCACGCGGAGTTTGACAAACTTGCAACCAACGCAGACCCCGCCGTGCCTGCAGACGTAACGTCAAAAATCTTTGCATCAGAAATTGCAAACAGTTTGACGGCTGACCCTGCGTTGTAGGTCATCAATGTGTCTACTGGCCCGGGCAACCCTGTTTTGTGCTTTGTGTACCCGCCACGCAAATTGACGTTGCTGACGCTGGGGAACATATTTTCCAAATACACGGCATCGGTCGGAGCCATGTTGGCAAGCGCATCCCGCGCATTCCAGCCGCCCACAGGGGCGGGGAGCGAAGCGACGTTTGCCGTCGTGCGCTGAATTAACCGTCTGCGAACGGGCGAGGCCATTATTGGCTATCCGTGCCGTAGCCGCTGTCGGGAATGTTGTCGTAGCCGATGAGAACGGTGCCGGGGCGCGGCGCAAACGACAGGTTTGCCGCTGCCATATCTTGCCCCATCGCCGTTTCCAACTCGGCAAGGTAATCACGATACAACGCTGTCGTATCAAATCCTTTGGCCTCAAAATACTTTAACTTTGTGCCAAGAACCATTACGCGATCTGGATAGATGCAAGTATCCGTATCAGCGGTCAAACTGTTTTTAGCAACGCCAAGAGCGTTTTCGGCCCACGCATTGCTGCGATACTCAAACCCAAGGAGTTCGCCTGCGTTCATTCCCGGCCAAATTTGAAAATATGGCCCCAACAATCGCCAACGAATACGCGGGCCGGTGCTGATGTAGCCCGAGAGCAGCCATTCCCATTGCTGCGGCGATTCTGGGCCAAGCATTTCCCAACGCTTGCTCTTGTCCCAATGGGTTCGGTTAACCGTGCTGTTGTAATCAGCGGGCAGGTCGTATTTGACCTTTTGAAAAATGAGTTGGCCGTCTACAGCCGCCTGCGTGGGCTTGTAATTGATGGTGACGGTGTTGGTTCCCGTTACGGCAGTAATATAGGTTGCGTTCGGGATGCCCGTGCCTTGCACCTGATATGACGTTGACAGCCCTGCGGTGGAGGGGATGCCCGTGATCGTATAACTGCTTGTTGACCACGTTCCTGTCGTTGACGTTGCCTCGGTGTAAAACGTGTGCTGCTTGGTTAATTCACGCCAATCAAACCGACGGAGCAACTCATAACCACACGCATTCATCAAGGCTAAAATCTGAATAACGTCTTGGCTGGCGTTGCCCGCTACTGTGGCGGGCGTAGGAATACCGAGTTCGTTTGTGCATTGCTGCACTAGTTGCACCATCGTGCTGCCCATACTATGTCTCCACTACTTTTGCGGGACGACCGCGCTTTGGCTTGTCCATCATGGCAGCCATCTGCGCCTGAAGTTCGGCTAACTGGCGCTTCGTATCGGCCAGTTCTTCGTTGCTTTCGCTGCGGTTCTTGCGGTTAAGGTACATCCGCGCCTTTTCGCGCATCCCGGTTGCACCCATACCCACGCGCTGCAGTTGACTGTCAGAGGCCAGCGCCAACTGTTCCACGGTCACAAACTTGAGGATATTCAGTTCCGCGATCATGTCCTTGCTGACATCCTCGGGAAAATCCCGATGCCATTGCGTGAGCGGCGTGCCGATCTGTTCGGCGGCACTTTCGCTCTGCTGCATCTGGTAATACAACCATTGCCGGGGGAAACGCTGCTTATGATCGTCGCGTACTGGCTGGTCAATGATGTTGGTCTTGTCTCCCGGGGCCATGATCCGCACATAAGACTTGCCCTTTTTCGGGCCGTCCTCGCGGGTGTAAAACTCAACGTGCAGTTGGGCGTCGGCGTTGTTGATGTCGCTGTCCAGCATTTCCTTTCTCCTGTGGGGATTGGGGCTTACAGGTTGTTGACCTGTGTTACGGTGCAAATTACTGACGGGATGGCGGGCCATACGCTTGTGGCGCTGGCTGCAAGGATTCTAGCGTTTGTCGTACTGGTTGCCCACATCAACTCAACGTAATTGGTTGGCTCTAATTGAATAATGAAGTTCCACGCGGCCACTAACCGCGCAGACGTGCCTTGCAATGCAACGGTGCTGGCTGAATTCGGCACATTTGTGCCGTTTTTACGCAGCCAAATGTAGACGTTTGCGGTGCCGCCTGAAGTTTCGTCTAACTGCGCCGAAAACTGGACGTTGTAAACGCCCTGATTAGCCACTACAAGGCGCGAGGTCGGTGACCCAATGGACACACCGTTGCTGCTATCGGTCGTGTTAAACGTCATGGCATAGGCGGTATTGATAGAGGCCGCCGTCTGCAAGGTAGTGTCCGAAAACGCCCCGTAATGCAGGATTGGGACTGACGAGTTAAAGCCCTGCAAGCCTTCCCACCGGCTATTGCTAACAGCGAAAAACACCGCTGAACAGCCAATGTTGACCGTTGAAAATGACCCGCCGTCTATTTGCGTGGTGGATTCATAGGGATAAACGGTTAGCGCATTTGCGCCCGAGTTTGTTACCCAAATCGTCTCGCCCATTTCGGTTGGCGGCAGTTTGACGCCTGTGCCAGAGGCTACCGTTGTGACGTTGTTATAGACGTAGGTAATGGCCGTGGCGCTACCCGCTGACGTACCCGCTGCGGTCACCGATGCATTGCCGTCGCCGCAAATGGATACGGTGGACAGTTGCGACAACCCACTACCCAGAACTCGGGACGGGATCGTCATTACGCCGCCTCGGCGCGTTCAGCCCTTACGCGCATAATTTCTGCGATCAGCCCCGGCCCTTTAACGTCTACCGTTACATCGGGCATGACCTCAAAAATCTTCTGGAATTCGTTGGCCTGCTGGGCCATCGCCATATTGCAGTTGAACTTCTTGCCTGTCGGGCCGCCCACGAAAATGTCTATAGACGGGCCGGTGGTTTCGCCCGTAAAACGCTTGAGGCCATCTGCGCGGTTGCAGGAGTCGTAGCCGTATAGCGTAAAGTTGCGAAACCCGAGGATGTAGCCGATGTTGATGGCACGCAGACCCGAGGTCGTGCCGCCACCGATGGCTAACTTGTTTGGCCCCAGCGCCTCCATCTCTGCCCCCGGCGCCCATGAGTGCCACAGTAACACCTTCTTGCCGTTAAGGTAGTCAAAGGTGGAGGGCGGGCAGCGCGAGGCGGGCATATAGGTCGTGTGGTCGTTTAGCCGCTGGATGCCGCTAGTGCGGTCGCGGGGGTCAAGGTTGACCCACAGATCAGGTTCCACGCCGTTTGCGACGAGATAATCGTGCGTGGCCTTGATACTAACAATCGGTCGCCCTGCCTTGCGGTGGGCTTTAATCTCGTCAATGTAGTCAGGCATAGACCACCCGCTCGCCACCAACACCATGTTGCCATCGTGTTTGGTGGGAGCGAGGGTCAGTTCTGGTAGACCACGGGCCAGCGCCGAGCGGATGTTGGAACACA